GACGACGGGATCGAACGAGCCGACCCTCATAGGACTAAACACTGCTCGGCAGGGATAACCGTCCAAACGTTATCGCTGCAGCCCTAACAGGTAAAGAGTCTAACTCAAAACCTCTTCGCGCCTCTCGAGTAGTATAGAGACGTGGAATTGACGTTATTGCGTCATTCAGGGCTTAAACAGGATCCCAAACCTACTACTGATCAGGAATTGGGGGACTAGTCTCAAGTACTAATCCCCAAAACCGTTCAATTGGCTTATCCTCCTCGTCATCAGAAATCAGATCTTCAGCGATTTCCGAATACTAGGTAAATATCTGGTCTATGACCATCAAAATATCTAGCGACGGGTACAGCCCAGAGCTCTACAAAGTAGGGCATTGAACGGTAACCAATTCCCGATCTTCACGACGCTTTCGCTGCTTAATGAGGAGTTTGAAAGTCATTCCAATCTTTGTTCTCTTATCTTTTCGTTCAGAGTTTCGAGAGCCCCCTCTCAGGACTCTATCGAGATTGGAATTAGCAGCTTTCTAGTCCTCAACGCCAGCGCGGATGAACCTAAAGAGGTCTCCGTTGTTCTTAGAAGCGGCCTCAAGCCGTTTCCGCAGCCGCGTCGCGAATACGTTGAAGGAAGGTGCGTGGTATTGAGTCCCAGTATTGGTTTTCCTAATGCTCTTAACATGAGATGAAAACCAATCTATATTGGAGACTGATCCAATTTCCACGCCACCAGATTAACAACTCCTTGAAAGAGCGCTCCCTATGTCATTACATAAGTTCTTAAAGCTCTTTCTTGCGAGATCGGATCCACCAATAAGGCGGTGCTAGAACTAAAGTTCATTGACTTGATCGTTCGTAACAAGCGCCTAAGGGATATACGGAATAAGAAAGCGATGAGCTGATTAAAGTAATTGACCTGCTTCTTATTAACGCCATTCCCTGTATGGTAGACCGGTAATCTGGTAAGTATTACCTTCCTTGTCCTTGTCGAACGAGGCTTCTACGTTGTCTGGAACTCGACGCCGGTTTAAAACCAGTTTACGTCCAAGGGCTTCAGCACCAAAGTTCTTCTATAAGAATTACCTTAAAGGTGCCTAGTCCCAGATCCAGATCGACGGGTCACGAGACCTACTTTAAGAGAGCAAAAATACTCTCCATCTAGTAGGTAGTGACCGAAGTCCTCTTTCCTTCAAATTTCTCGGAGGAAGCCCAGGTCCTTCTAGCTCGCGTGGAATATGTGACGGAATGCCTTAACGATTAAAGAAATCGTAGGCAAATCTGAATCGCCACGTCAGAAGTCTTCTAAGCTAGCTATCTAAAGCAATTCCAGAAGACGTCAGAGCTGGACCAATCTTGAACCACCAAGGTGGTCGATTGCTTCCTTCCTGATCGAAGGTTGGGTCATAGAGGAGCCCTTTTACCGGTTTAAACGGTATTTTGACTAACTAACCCCAGATTTTCCGAAGATATAATCTAGGATCGCTAGCATAGTCAATCAGGTTCCCCCGCCCACTAACTCGACAGTCGACATACTTTGGCTTACTCGCCTTTGAGATAATCTCTGTGAAGACCAAGTGCGTCGCACTTTTAAAGTGCTTACCTTCAGAGAACTTCCCATTACAGGCGACAACCAATTTCTCATAGGTATGAACCTATCTTGGTTTCCAGTGCGCGGCTAAATCGTCACCACAAATCCTTGTGGTTTTCCGGGTTAATTCCGGACGAATTTCAGCTTTCTCTGCACTGCGCTCAGTCCAATACAATTGTAACAGATTGAGCGTAACCCAAGTTAAAGGTAAACCCATGAGAATCCCGCATGTCGACAGGACATTGTCTATCTTTTACTCTTCAGGATAGACCAAGAGCTACGGACCAAGCGCCATGTATAAGATGTCTTTTTCCAAATCAGACATCTTGTCAGTCAATCCATACCACAGAGCTAATGCGTGGTCATGGATTATCCGGTCCGAAGCAGCTGTAAGGTCGGCAGAGACAAATACATTGTTTGTATCTCCAAGACCCAACTCTTAAACAGCTGCGTCACGATCTCCTTTGAGAACCGTCTTGACGCGTGGATCACCGAGAAGGATGTTAAACATCGCTTTTCTCAATGGCTCAGCTGCGTGCAAAAGTCCAGGATGGGACTTTGTCACAACGCGACGCTTGCATCCACCGGCAGGAACTACTAGTACCTAATTGATAGGAACAAGTAAAGGTTCTCCAGAAGGTCTTTTGAGGTGTCTCAGATCATTTGTCAGAGACGCCTCAATAGCTCTACTACAGGTCGTGTGAATTTTCACACAATCCTGAGATCCGGAATGGAACTTAAGGAAGTCTTGCCACGCAGCTTGTCTTAATGTCGGGAAGAACTCATCGTCATGAAGTTCACTGACAATATTTCGACAGGCGGAATGTGGGTCGACCGGTTTCGAAAGCAAATTCTTCAGTTCGGATAGATACTGAATTGAACCGCCGAGCTCGCCAGCTCGGCTGAACAGAAGATTTGAGCTTTCTTACTAAGTCGGGGCGGTATCAAACTTACACCGCCAACGCTTCTTAGCAAAGTAACGAGTTGACCAATCACGCATATCCTTCGCGATAGCATCTATGTTGTCCCTTCTTAAGGGACCCCCAAGGATATCAAGAGGTGTTTGGTCCTCGTTAACTTAAGTTCCGGGATCATAAAGAGTAAAAACATTTTGCTGTTCGCTCGTCAATGTTGTGTACAACGGTGGGGCATTTCTATCGGATGAACCCCCAGATGACTCTGATCTGGGAGATGAGGCAGAATCGGTTGAATCGTATCTATGGAATTTATTCCTTTAGATAGAATCAACTGACCCTTATCTAGCAAGGCTCATAGGAGCCGAGCTTTAAGAAAGAACATCCGACTCAAACACCGCCACGACACCAAATTGAGGGTCCTTTGCAGGGACACGAGTATAGTCTTCTCGATGAGCCTAATATGCGGCTTAAACGCGAGAAGAACTAAAAAGCTCGAAAGGCTCAGGAAGCGCACGAGAAAGGGAAGAATACTGTATCAGAACATCTTCTCGTGTCTTCCGCCAAGCCTACCTCAAACGGGCATCACGCCACCAACCAATTCCGATACATAGACTCGGCAATTTTCGTAAAAGTAACGGGGCATCAGAAACACTAAGTTTCTACCCCAAAGAGTCTATGGCCCAATATCGGGCATGGTTGGCCGACTTCTTGAGACGCGAAGCGAGGTCCTCAGGATCATTTCCTGAGGATATAGAATCAAGGATGCGAGGTAAAATTATACGCATCGCCTCCTATCTGACAACCTAACGTTTCCGTTAGGCAAACCGCGGCAGTCTTGACCAAGAAGTCAGAACAGCAAGTTCATACGCGCCAACTATCTGCAAGAGTTTAGGCAACTCTCGTGCGCGTATTCCCCTAAGGTACCTACCAGTCGCTTTGTGGTCCGACTACTTTTGTGCTCTGTCTATTGCACGAACGAGTAGTCCTCGGACACCAGAAATGAAGCCGCGACGAAGGTACACGGGGAGGGATCCCAAAGGTCCAGAAGCCACTTTGTTTAGAAGTGACTTCGTGGATGGCAAAGGTTATTGACTTAGCTGTTATGACAGACTATGCAATACCTTGGTCAAAGCCATTCTAAGGACCAGAGCATCTGGATGTAAACCGGAGCTTACACCGTAAGGTGCAATGGTTGAGTTAAAATTTTG